CAATTCAACACCATGCCCAAGTGGGACATGGGAGCAGGACCTAACTGGACAGGAATATAAAGGAGAATAATATGCCAATTATAGGATTAGCAAGCGGAATTAAAGTCAAGTGTTCACAACAGCAGTATGATTCTTTTATGAAGAGGCGGGAGCCGTACATGGACGGTGCGTTTGTCCAGCTTCACGATGAGAACCGTAACCCTGTAGGGAAGATCAGACCGGCCTTCATTGAGTACATTGCCCCTGATAACTCAACTTATTTCGGGGTAGCTGAAGCTAAGGTTGAACCCAAACCGTTTGTACCGGCCCCGAAGACACCGGCAGTGTCTTACAAAAATAAGAAATACGATAAGAAGAAGGTCTAATGGCAAAGCTAAAGCCGTTCTCAAAGCTGTCCAAAACCGACAAGTTGCATAAAGCGTTAGAGATGTTTGATGACGCTGTTGCCGCTGACAGTTCATGGCAGACCGAAGCAGAAGAAGATTTCTCCTTTGCAGCAGGGGAACAGTGGACTAAAGAAGAAAAGAGAGTCCTGTCCAACGAGAACCGGCCTGCAATGGTGTGGAATTACATCAAATCAGTATTAGACCTTATAATGGGGGTTATTGAACAGAACAGAGTGAGGGTAGTTCCTCAACCTGTTGAACCTTCGGATCAAGTCTTATGTGATGTGATTGAAGCTGTGTCTGATGTGATAGACACCAGGACCAATGCTGAAACAGAGAGGGATGAAGCCTTCTTTGATTCCATTACCTGCGGTAGGGGGTATGTTGCGCTTGACGTAAGCCTTGACCCTAAAAGGCCGGGTGAGCCCAAGGTAGACATATCATCTGTGCCTGTCCATGAAATAAGGGTGGACCCTGCCGGTATTAAGGACGACTTTAGCGATCACAGGTACATCTTCAGGGAGAAATGGTACTCCATTGAGGATTTCCAACTGAACTACCCTGAACACTCTAAAGACATCGAAGGTCTGATGGCTTCCGGCGAACCTTTAACCATAGACGAGTCTGCTTCGTCATCGTCTGATATATTTGACACCCTTGACGAGGATTCAGACGATACTGAGTATGAGTACGCATTAGACGCTAATTATTATTCCCGTAAGAAGGGGAGAATCCGTGTAGTTCATATGGAATACTGGGAGGGTTTTCAGCGGTATTATGCTATGAACCCCACCACTGGACAGATAGAAGAGTTTGACAAGAAGAACCTTAAATCACTCAAAGAACAGATCCCGAACTTTGAACACAAGGCTATATGGGACAAGAAGGTCAGATGGATACATTTCTGTAAAGACAAGATCCTGTTTGAAGCAGACAGCCCTATCTCACCTGATGGATTCAGTATTGTTCCGATGTTTGCGTACAAAGACAAATCAAAACGCAGTGTAACACATTACGGTGTAGTGAGGCTCTTGAAAGACCCCCAGAGGGAGGTCAACAAGAGATGGTCACAAGCCCTCAACCTTATGGTCAACCAAGGTCAGGGAGTGATGGCTGAGACAGACGCCTTCGTAGACGTAGACCAGGCAGAGGACTCTTGGAACGACCCAAGAAGAATCACATGGATGCAGAAGGGGGCAATCCAACAGGGCAAGGTTACTGAGAAACCGGGTATAACCTTCCCTGACGCCTCTGTCCGAATGGAAGAGTTGGCCCAGGAAGCCATGAAACGCATATCAGGGGTTAACCCTGATTTATTGGGCATGGATAGAGGGAGGCAGGAAGCAGGCGTTGTGATACGCCTGAGACAGCAGCAGGGGCTCACATTATTGGCAAAACTGTTCCGCAATTACAAAGAGATGCAGAAACAGTTATTTATGCTGAAGGCCGCTGTTATAATGAACTTTATGACAGACGCACAAGTCCAGAGAATAATAGGGGAAGATGATAAGTATCTGATTCAAACGGCCCCAGATCCCAAGAATGAAGGGGAAACGATGACGGTCATCATTGACCGTGAGGCCATGCAGGCCCGTCAGAAGGCTGTGCAACAACAGCAGATGCAACAGCAACAGCAACAGCAGATGATGCAGATGCAGGCACAGCAACAACAGGCACAACAGGCACAACAGGGACCTCCACAGCCGGGACAACCCCCACAAGGGCCGCCTCAGCCGGGACAACCCCCTCAGGGACCTCCGCAAGGCCCACAACCCCCTCAGGGACCTCCGCAGCAAGGACCGCCTCAAGGTCCTCCGCAGCAAGGACCGCCTCAAGGTCCTCCGCAGGGTCCACCACCTGTTCAGATACCGGAAGTGCCGATGATTCCCTTGAGAGATATAAGGAACCTTGAATACAACATTAAAGTAGAGGACGCACCCGGCAACATGACAAAAGAGATGCTGGAACTCTCTACATTGATGGAGATGAAACAGCGTGGGTTTGCCGTAGACGACAAGATGGTCATAGAGAAGATGGACATATCAGCCAAGCAGAAGTCCCGTTGGCTGACCTTTATAGACCAGGCCCAGCAACAACAGCAAGCCATGCAGCAGCAGGCCATGCAAGCCCAGATGCAGATAGAGCAGGCGAAGATGCAGCTTGAACAAGCCAAGATTCAAATGCAGGGACAGTCTCAGATGGGCAGACTCCAGATAGATCAGGGCAAAGCTCAGATGGATCAACAGCTTGAGCAGGCTAAACTGCAACTACAGGGTCAGAAGACCATGGCAGACATCCAGAACGCCCAACAAAAGACCGCCCTCACACACCAGAGAATAACAGGGGACCAGCAGATATCCGAAGGTAAGGCACAGATGGACGCCAAGAGGGTGCAGATAGACGGTCAAAAGGCCATGATCGAAGGCAAGAGGGTAGAGATAGACGCACAGAAAGCAAGGACCGAAGCACAGAAGATCAAGGGTGAAATGAAGCTGAAACTTACCGAACTGTCCCAGGATAAGCGGTTAGAGTTAGCCAAGCTCACCCAGGCAGAGAGAGAAAGCGTAAGGGAAGCATCCATCGCCATGGCTCAACTTGATATGGACGAACAGAAGATGGTTATGGATTTAGCCGCAAAGATGAAGGAGAAGAGTGATACAGCACCGGCGTAATCTAATTATACTGGCTGCGATTCTATTGCTCCTGACTTCGGTGTGCAGAGTACCTTTGGTTAATCAGGTCAGGGTGAGTTTTCAGCTTTTGTTCCAGATCTCGGTTGCTCTTATGTTGGTATACTGTATCTGGTGCGTAGGGAACAGGTGGTTAGCCGGGATATTGTTTTTAGCCACCTTCTCATGTTTCTATCCGAGGCTGTCAAGTGAGTCATTCTTCACGTTTCAGCTAATTGTGTTCGGGGCTATGTGGTATCTGGTACTGGTTTTCAGCCTCAAAAGCAGGTGGAAGACCATCTTATTAGACGCCATGTGTGTGATTGCTCTGTGTAACATCCTTTATCAGGTGAGCCAGAGTTTCGGTTATGACTTTATTTACAGGGATATTGGTAATTCGTCTGCAATCAGAACCCCAGGATTAATGTCAAATCGGGCTGAAATGTCAGCCTTGTTAGCCTTCTGCCTCCCGGCGTTCTTTCGTAAAGGGTGGGCATGGCTGATACCTTTGGTAATAGGGGGGTTTATCAATACAAGGGTTTTTGGCGGGGCAGCAGCAGGATTTGCGGCCTCAATGGTGTATTTGTTCAAATTTGAACGCAAGTGGATAGGTTACATCAGCGTTGTAGGAGCTATCCTTGGTGGGGTAGCGTTCTTCACTCTCATAGAAGGGTCTGATTTAAGCCGGTTAAAAGCCTGGAACCTTGCATGGGATTTATATAAGCATAATTGGATATTTGGTTTTGGGTTAGGTCACTGGCAGATAATATTCGGTGACGAGGCAATGAGGTCTTATTTTACGGCCCCATTCGCACAGGCACACAATGACTTACTTCAAGGCGTATTTGAGATGGGGATAGGGTTTGCGGTACTAACAGTTGGCTATTTTGTGAGCATCATAAGACGCATAAACAAAAGAGCCATACTATCGTTAGCCGCCATGGCGGGAATTGTCGTCAATTCCCTGGTCAACTTCCCATTTCACATAGCAATCACGGCTATGATTGCGATTACATGGATGGCGATATTAGAGAATGACCTTAGAAAATCTCATTAAAGCCATAGGCAGGAAACTTGGCGAGCAGATCGCTAACAAAATTACTGGACAGGTAGTCTTTACTGTTAATCTTTCCCAGGGTGGGATCGGAAGCTGTAAGATCAGGATAGAGAAGTCGATTAAGTAGTTTGCAGATTGGGGTTCAATATAAATGGGTACAACATATTACATAGGTTGTCTCGATTGTGGGATTCATCGTGACCTTGATAAACACATGGGGGGCGCTCTTGCTACGCCACAAACAAGAGATGAAGCCTTGAAGTATAAGGATCAGATGAAAGACAACCTTTTTGGATATGGGTTATTGGTATCGTTTTTATTGGACCACGTTGGGCATAAATGTAAATTCTTTTCTGACCACGATAGGGAACAGTTTACAGATTTTAACGATGGTCTTGATTTGATTATGAATGGTGTTGTTTTAGGCAAGGAAGATAGTTATTGGTAGAAAAGATGACATTGATAAACCTCGTTAAATTATTTAAAACAGAAGTAAGCTACCAAATTAAAAAGAAAATCGTAGGTAGCATTACGTTTAAGATAGATTTATTTAAAGGTGGTATCGGTGGTTGTGATATCAAAATAGATAAATCCGTTAAGAGCGTATAGAGAAGTCGATTAAGTAGTTCGGGTACAACTTAGTCCCTCATTGAAGGGATACTCAAGGAGCCCGGTAAGAGCAGATGTATTTCTGTTCTTACCGGGCTTTTTTTGTTTCGGGCCGCCTCCGTAAAGGGCGAAGGAGAAATCATGGACGAGAAAGTAAGTAGTGAGTTGTTTGACCAGGCAGTATCCAGCGAAACATCGGAAGAGACAAAACCTGAAACGGGTGTAGAACAATCGCCGCCACCGGGTGAACAGGCAGAGTCAGGGACCTCATTGGACGCCATAAAGGCCGAACTTGGCGAACTAAAGCGGGCAAATACCGGCCTTATTCATGCGTTGACTGACGAGAGAAGTAAACGGCAACGGCATGAAGGCAGGCTCCAAGGGATTCAAGATACTTTTGAGAAGGCGCTGGAGGCTCGGAAGGAACCGGAGGCCCCCCTCCCGGTTCCCGAAGAGCCTAAAATTCCAGAGCGTATGGCTGTGGAATTTGATGAAGACGACGGAACCCCCTTCATTAAGTCAGAGGACATCCTGAACCTGACGAAGGCTAACAAGGCTGAACCGAAGTTTGAAGAGTTAGGTCAGAAGGTGGATCAGATTTCTACCCATCTTGTGCAAGGCCAAGCTCTTAAACAACAGCAGAAGGCGATAAGCAACATCATTAACGCTGACCCTGCTTACCCACAGGCTATGCAGGCTTTACAGGGCCAATGGCAGCAGCTTAACACGATGTACGATCAGTACATCCATGCGAATGGTTTACCGGTCCCTAATTCCATTGAGGAAGCTATGGGCCAGATGGTTAGTTCTCCTGTCTCGCAGGAGTTCCAAAGGCGGTTCCCGGGTTCAGACATGGAACTGCTGGTGGAAACATTCACCACTCCGAGCAATGCCGTTATGCAGCGTAAGCTGAAAAGAGCCCTTTACAGTCTGAGCAGGTCTAACGGTGTAGGCCAACCAAGGCCCAAACGGTCAATAGACCAGGAAGGGCAGAAAAACTTAAACCGCTTGGCTGATAAGCCTACCGGCTTCGGTCAGGTAAGCAATCAGGCCAAGAGTGCAGATACCACTGTTGAGAGGGTGGCGGCTATGGACTTGGACGACTTTATGGATCTGTCAGACAAAGACATGGATGCGGTTCATTCTCTCCTTCAAGCAGAAGAATCATAATTTAAACGGAGGATTTAAACAATGGCAGTAACAGAGTTTGGTAATTCTTCGGCACAAAATGTAAATATTTGGTCGAAGACTACGATGAGGGAAGCCCTCAAAGGAACGTACTACTTCAAGAAATTCTTGGGGAAGGACGAATATTCAATCATTCAGCGCATCACGGATCTTGAAAAGACTGCGGGTGATACCATTAAGTATGACCTCCTGATGCAGATGACAGGTGCGGGAATCACAGGCGATAATAGGCTTCAGGGCAACGAAGAGGCTCTGACGTATTACCAGGATTCCATCGTAATTGACCAGTTGAGACACGCCCATGCCTTCCGTAGGATGAGCCAGCAGAGAACGCTGCATGACCTGCGTAAAGCTGCTTCCAAGAACCTCGGTATGTGGTGGAGCACCAAGTGGGAAACCTATATGTTCAGGTATCTCTGCGGTGACACAACCATTAACCACGGTCAGGCAGGAACTGCTCCTGATGATGCACATTACATCATGGCTGGCGATGTTAGCAGCACGGGTACGATTGCCACCGATGAGGGTAATCTGGGTGCGAATGACCAGATGAAGCTGGAAGACATCGACTACGCCAAGGAGAAGGCGATTACCGCTGATCCTCCGATGCGTCCGGTTAAGATCGAAGGTGATGAGTATTTCGTGATGGTTCTTCATCCGTACTCATGTACTGACCTGAAACTGAACCTGGGTGGGTCTACTGCTGCTAAGTGGCAGGAAATCCAGATGTATGCCAACAACCGTGGTCTCAAGAATCCCATCTTTACCGGGTCTCTTGGAGTCTATAACAAGGTAATCCTGTTTGAGTCTCACAAGATTTACAGTCCAGTAAGCAATGTGAGGCGTAACATTCTGTTGGGAGCCCAGGCTGCCACGTTTGCCCTCGGTAACGCTTATGACAAGATTGACCAGAGGAAGGTTGGTAAGGACAACTTCCTGTCCTGGTATGAGGACAAGGATGATTACGGCAACGAGAAGGGTGTTGCCGCCGGGTCCATTTTTGGCATGAAGAAGACGAAGTTTAATTCCAAGGACTTCGGTACGATGGTTATTTCTTCGTACTCGGCTGCTCACGCTTAATAATCTGCCCCCGCAAGGGGGTTAAACGGAGGTTAGTGAAATGGCTACAACTTATGTTTTTTATGACGGATCAATTACGGGGCAGATGATTCCCCCGAAACACACTCCCGAAGAGGATGAGATGTTTATTCTTCGGAATATTGTGGACTTCAGCAAGCAGACTCTTGAGGCCGGTGAAGGTGATATCGCACAGGTACTTTCCGTACCTGCCGGTACAACCGTGATTGCGTGTTGGCTCAGGATAATCACAGCGGAAACCACCAATGGAACGGTAGACCTTGGGTACGCTGGGAATAATACCTGGGGCGATGCCCTTGGCCTTGATGGCAGTGTAGGTGCTATCTTGGGCGCAACCCATGACTGGGTTCCGTACCATTTCGTTAGTGCCGACACCATTGATATTACAGCTACTACGGACACGGCTGACGTAGATATTGATGGCGGTAAAGTTGAGGTTACGGCGGTATGTCTGAAAGCCTTAGACACTTATTAACCCGTGATGCCGGGGGACCTAACCGTCTCCCGGTTTAATCAAATGGCACTTATTGAAACCCCATTAGCGGAACCTATAACAACTACCACCTGGCAGGCCATAAACTCCGATAGCACCACTGCTACCAAGTTTATCGCCAGAACCAGGAACGGCAAGGCGTTCAGGTTGGCAGACGACTCAAGCGGGAACACATACCTGACCATACAGGATGATGAGATATTTCAGGACACGATAACGTCAACGGCAGGGTTGTTGTTCTACGCCCAAGCGGTTGACACCAACGATACGTTGGAGGTGTGGCTGTCGTGACAGACTTTTACACTACTGGGATAACCAATAGCACAGGTAAGGTGAAGCTCGTTGATAGTGACGGCACTGTTTACGATCTTGATGTAAAGGAGTCCATAGGCGGCGGGTATAAGTTAGTGATGGATGACCCCCGTGGTTTAAGTTTATTGGAGCAAATATTAACTACCCTGAAGAAGATTGAGTACCACTTGTCTTTAGGGACTGACACAGACCTTAAAGACCAGGATGTATAGGAGATAATTATGCCAACTTTAAATGATCCAAACGGGAACCCGCAGGCTGTTAGGGACAATGGGTATGCTTTGACTTATGCTGCTACTATGCCTATGGAAGCTCACGCAGGGGATTGGGGAAATGCTTACACTATGGTAGTCGATGCTACTCCAGGTGGGACAGATGTAGACTTTGCGTACATGAAAAACAGCGATGATATGGAGTTGAGGATATACCATATAGACTGCTATTGCACCGGGGATGTTGAGATTGCCGTTAAGGTAGGGTGTACTGGGACTGCTACCTCGCCTTCAACCGTAACCCCTGTTAATGCGTTAGTTGGTTCAGGCGAAACTGCAACAGGTACGTTCCAGCAGAGGTCTGGAGATTTGGCAATGACAGGCGGTTCGGTGTTTGACACTATTTTCATTGACACTTCTAACAACCCCCATGAGGAAAAGCACTACTCTGGTGAGCTTGCGCTGGCGAAAAACCAGACGGTTTTATTCAATGCTGTAACCAACCCGTCTGCCGCCATAGAGATGACGATATTTTTCTATTATCACGAAAAGGTCGTGAAGCCGTAATGTGGAAGTTCTTTCAATCTGACAAGAATGGCACTCCTGCTGTGTTTGAGGATGGGATGCAGATAGTATCACAGTTCACCTGTCCCCCGCTCTTGCCGCAAAAGAATAAAGTTTTTGCTCAGAAGTTCACGACTAATGGCTTGGCTTTCGGGACTTCTGAAATGGGAGTGGATGGTTCGGGAACTTCTGTTGAATACTATATTGGTGCTGACATAGATAACGATAGATACATAACAAGGATTTCTTTTATTCTTGGGTATGGTAGTTCAGCCGAGGGTTTTGAGTTTGCTGATTCCGGGTCTGCGCTGGCAAATGGAATAAAGATATCTTATATCCGATCCGATGGCAGCGAAGTCACGATAATGAACCCGAAAGCTAATTATTCTTTCATGCGGGCATCCGGCAGTTCAATATCTATAACTGATTGGGAAGCCAGAGGTTTTGCAGCATCCGGTGACTATGGATATTTTGTGAATATACTTTTGTCTAACATAATGCCGCCCCTTGGGGTTAAACTTGACCGTGGAACAACAGAAAAAATGAGCATCTTGATTAGAGACGACTGTACTGACGCGGATCTATTTAATTGTAGTGCTTTTGGTTTTGAGAGGTTCGAGTAACTGAAGAGAGGTAAATATAAATCTTTAATTTGGAGGAACAGGTAACATGAAGAAAACACTTATAGGACTTTTAGCCTTTTTTATTATGTCTGGAATATCGTATGGGGCAACCAAGACCGCATGGATTGATGGCACCCTCAAAAACCCCATATCTCAGAAGGTCATTGAAATTAATGACTACATGAGGATCTACAAACACGAAGTCAATCTTGCATCTTCCACTCTTGATGCCGGGGATGCTGATGTTGGACAGGTTATCCTTCTCCCTAAGAACTGCATGGTCATGAAGGCATGGATCAGGGTTGTCACGGCTTGCCCTACCAACTCTACTGTAGACTTAGGGTACGGTTCTGATGTTGACTACTGGGGTAATGCGTTACCCTTAGACGCTACGGGGATCGTAGGTTCGGTGATTACCGCCTCAACCTCATGGAACCCTGGTTCTATTGGTGATGGCAATGAGGAAGCCAAGACTGTAACTGTTGATTCTGCCGCCAGCAATGATGTCGTTACTTTCGTCTTCAGTGATCCGCTCTTGGACCTGTCCTTGTCTGGTTACGTGAGTGATGTCAATACGGCCAATGCGATTCTTGGCAACTGGACAGGTGGTAGTGTTGATGTGGTTAGCGGGACTTTGACTGCTTATGTGGACAAGGCACCCCTTGCCAATGCGCCTGTATTGTTGACCACCTCAGACACCATTGACATCAAAGCAACCATTGACACCGCCGATGTCAACATAATCACCGGTGTAATAGAAGTTAACGTATTAGTCATGTCCACGGCTGCGAGTGGGTTCCCGCAGTAGGGAGGTCACAAATGGCTTTAGCATCTGCTGTTATAACGTCAGCCAGGTATGATCTAAGGGATACGGGAAGCACCGAATTTACTGATGCAGAACTCCTTGATTACCTCAACAGGGGTCAGGTACAGCTATATTCGGTGCTTCAATCCCTTCGTAGCGACTGGGTACATGCAACTGATACCTCTATCACGTTATCAGAGGACGGTAATTCCGTGTCCGTACCAAGCGACTTTTCAACGGTACGGTACATCTGGATAGATGACGATATATTGACCCAGAAGGACGTTGACTTCATCTATTACAGAAGGAAACACATATCCAGTGAAGCCCAGCCTGTAAATTTCGCTATTGAGGCCCAGACATTCATCTTTGATTACACGGCAGACGCTGACTATGATCTTACTGTCTATTATAATAAGGATAGTACGGCCTTAGAATTAACGGACAATATGCCATTCAACTCAAAGTTCGACCAACCATTAAGACAAATCATCGTACTTCAGGCAAAGTCCCGTAACGAGTATGACGTTATGGGGGATGCGTCCCTTTATGACTATCTGATGGATGCAGCCCTTGCCAAAGTTATCAGCAGGAACCGTCAACCCAAAGGCTATAGGATAGACTTCTGATGTCCACAACGAGATGGCCAGCCGCTGCAAGACAACCACGCAACAAACGGCCTGAGAATATAGTATCATTTAATGGGTTTTCACACGGGTTGAACACCCAGGTTCCTGCATTTCAGATACTTCAGACAGAGATGTCTCAATGTGTCAACTTTAAGCTCAATAAGGGTGGTCAGTTAGAGTCAAGGCGTCCTATTGTGGCGTACACTACGGCTGCCACTACATCTAATGCGAGCGTAAAGTTCTTTACCAAAGTCCCCATAGGGATATCGGACAGGGAACTGTTAGTTGACTCAAGCTACGTCCTGTACTACCTGAACAGCAGCACTGCCCCCGTCAGCATAGCCACCCTTGAGGGTGATGCCACCATTGTTGCATATAACGGGGCAGGGGTAATACTGGACGGTAGTTACATCAAATTCTACGAAGACTGTAACATAACGGCAGCTACCAAAGCCAACCCATGCGTTATTACCTGCACAGGCCATCCGTTTACAAACGGGCAGCAGGTGAAGATAACCGGGGCGGGGGGTATGACCCAGCTTAACGGGAACACCTACACGGTAGCAGGAGAAACAACAAACACCTTCCAACTGAGCGGAACAGACAGTTCAGCTTACACCACCTATACTTCTGGGGGTGTTGCGTCCTCATTGGCCCTGGCTTATGACGATGGGACCGGAACGACCGGATACCAGTTCGATAATAGGGCAGGCAGCAACGATACTTCTTTGGCACTGGGGAACGGAACCAATACACGAATAGCCTATAAGTTCACATCACAAACTTTAGACACAGGTTATCTTATCCCTCCAACTAAGATTTCCGTTAAGTTATCAAGGATTGGTAATGGGTATACTGGTACTGACGATACTGCCGTGACTGTTAAGATCAGGGCGGTATCAGGAGATACGGCACTCATTACCAAGACCTTGGTGGCGACTGCCGCCGGGGTATCGGCTACGGCAGTTGAGTACAGCATAGCACTCACATCTGATGATATAACGACCCACATGGGCTCTGCTACGGCCTACTACGCTACGGTAGAGTACGACAATGGAGATACTTCAAACTACATTAAGGTCCACTGCACGACTGTATCAAGCGGTGGTGTGGGGTACTACTACGATGGAAGCTACAACGCAGACACGACTAAGAACCCAATCATGTCCCTCAAGCCTGGGAGACCTCCTAAAGGTGCTTTCGGAACGGTACATGAGAAGAGAATATTTGTTGCTGGAGACCCAGACAACCCTGGTTATGTATGGTTTGGGAACCTTACTTACTTAGACTGGTCTACTACCAATGGCGGGGGTTACATAGGGGCAGTTGATGATAATAGAAACAACTACGCTATAGGGGCCATTAACGGTCTCTACAATCAGCTATATGTCATAGGAAAAGAAACACAACCATACCTTTGTATTCTGTCGGGATCGTCTCCTTCGGACTACGTTCTCTCCCCGGCGTTCCAAGAGGTATGGACTACACACAAGACAGCAATGGACGCCACGAACGATCTGTGGATAGCAGGTGGTAAGGGTGTCAACTCTATAAAAGGTGTTCAGCAGTATGGGGATATCAGGACGTTTGCAGAGTCAGATCCCGTCTATGACAGGATACAGGACTACTGGGCAACGTCCACAGCAATTTCAGGATACTACGCCCGAGACGGTCAATACTGGTTATATATGCCTTCATACCATCGTATCCTTGTATGCTCAACTAAAGGGGGCGTTCCTGACCCGATGGTGTCAGACATGGCGATAAGATACCCTTGGGTGGAGTACGAGTTGTATAAAGACAGGCTTCGATCCAGTACATATAAATGGACTGCTTCAGCCAATGGTACAAGCGAATACTATTGCCAGACCGCAGCGGGGGGAGATCCTTCAATAGACACACAGCCTGACTTCCTTACAATGGACAACGCCCTTCTCA